CGCTGAACGATGGTTCTCGTGGAACCCGACGCGCCCGACCGATGCCGTCGAGCTCCTGCTGCGCGGCCCGCTGCTGCCGAGCGGCGCGATCGTCGTGCGCGCCAACTGGCGCGATAACCCGTTCTGGAATGACGAGATCGAGCGCGAGCGACAGGACTTCCTGCGAACACAGCCCGAGCTCTATCCGCATGTGTGGGAGGGCGAGTATGCGCGCGTGCTGTCAGGCGCTTACTATGCCAAGCACATCGCCGAAGCGCGTGAGCAGCACCGCATCGGGCGCGTAGCAGCCGATCCGCTGATGACGATTCGCCTATTCGTCGACATCGGCGGCACAGGTGCGCGCGCTGACGCATTCGCGATGTGGGCGATGCAGTTCGTCGGGCGCGAGATTCGCGCGCTCGACTACTACGAGGCGGTCGGCCAGCCTCTAGCGCGCCATCTCGAATGGATGCGCGCTCGTGGATACACACCGCAGCGCGCGCAGATCTGGCTCCCGCATGACGGCGACTCAAACGACAAGGTTTACGATGTTTCGTATGCCTCAGCACTACGCGCAGCAGGGTACGACGTGACGGTCGTGCCGAATCAGGGCAAGGGCGCGGCGATGAAGCGCATCGAAGCTGCGCGCCGCTGGTTCTCGTCGATCTGGTTCAACGCGCCCGACGATGTGCAGCTGACGCCCGAGGGCTGGTACGAGCAGCCGACGTGTGCGGCAGGCATCGAGGCGCTCGGTTGGTATCACGAGAAGCGTGACGAAACGCGCGGCATCGGCTTAGGCCCTGAACACGACTGGTCATCGCACGCGGCCGACTCGTTCGGTCTGGCGTGCGTATGTGCCGAGCGGATATTTGGCGAAATCGGTCGGGCGCCGGTGGAGCTCAATTTTGGGTCGCAGTTCGAGCACGGGCTCGGACACGGCGGCTCAATCGCATTGCAGTGGTGACGCGATGACCGACTCAGGACGCGCAACACGCGCATACGTCTCGGCCTACAACCGAACGGCCGTGCATCAATCGCGGCTGTACAGGTTTGAGAAGCGGCGGCTCGTCGCGAATTTCGGCGCGCTGCTTGGCGATCGGCAGATTCGATGTGCGACGTGGAGCATTGACCGGCCGGAGATCGGCGTGATGTCCGATCCGCAGATCTCGGACGATGCGCGAGAGACGTCTGTGATGTTCGCGACGCAGCTCGGCGGCTGGGCGACAGTGCGCTGTCAGATCACGCTCGACAGCGGTGAGCAGTACGCGCAGGTGTTCCGGATCAACGTGCGTCATGCATCGTGGTTCGTGGACGATGCGCCGATCTCGAATGGGCCGTTCAGCGTGAGTGTCTGTCGCGAGGATCCGCCACCGCCGTCTTGCACGATCTACTCGATCAACGAAGCGCTCGGGACGCCCGCGGCGGTCATTACGGAGTCGATCTCGCCGGGAGCGACGAGCGCGACAGTCGAGCTCGCGCCACTGGATGATGGAAATCGAAATCGGCTGCTCGTGGCGGTCGTCATCATAGATAACCCTGATAACCTCAGCATCGAAAGCGTGACCTGGGGCGGCGCTGTGCCGGACTACGCTCATCCGCTCGATAACTACTGCATGCTCGTGGCATGCCTAGTCGATAAGATGGAGCCCCAGAACAATGATCTGGTGATCGAATTCGACGATGCAATGACGAGTGGAGGTGGCGTTAAGGTTCAGCCGATGTGGTATGGAAATGTCTCAGACCTCATCTACGCGAAAGAGGTGGATTACGTCGCACTGTACGGAGCGCCCGATACCGAGGGATTTGAGAGTGTGCTGCTGGTGACGTCGTTCTGCGGGATAGTGGATTCGCCGCTGGAACCATCGCCAACGCTGAAAACCCCGGTACTCGACTTTGAGTACACAGAGGATGACTGGCCGAATGTCGATATGCGGTTCGCTGGACAGAAGCCGATTGCGAGAACAGCTGTATACCTGGGCGCAGGTACGTCAAACACAGATAGCGCGATCGAATGGGGGTACGACGGAATCGTGTTCAGTACGATCTGCACATTCGCGATCATGGCGGCGTCATTATGTGACGGGGTGCTGGAAGAATGATCTCTAAGGTGCAGTATCGAGCATTGCAGAATCATCGTTACGTCGCGGTGATCGACAAGAAGATCATCGCGACCGCGTTCGTGCACGATGCCGGCAACTACATCAAGTCACTGTTCGTGGCTCGGCCGTTCCGGCGCAAGGGGATCGCGACCGGTCTGGTGCGATTCATCGGCGAGCACCGCGGCCGCAAGCTCAATCGCTGCCCGGATAGGATGAAGAATGACGCCGTGCGCGCACTGTCGGCTAAGCTCGGTGATGAACTGCTGAACGAATACCTGTCAGACCTCCGATGAGACTGAACATGGCAAAGCGCACGCAACAGAAAGAGTCCTCATCACCGGATAAGGATTTCATCCGCGAGGCGCTCGAACGCTTCGATGACGGAGAAGCGGCGAAGGCGACGCTCATGCGGCGCGCGCAAGAGGACTTCAAATTCGCGCTGGTGCCGGGGCATCAGTGGGATGCGCACCTGACGGCGAAGCGCAAGAAGCGCCCGTGCTACGAGTTCAACCGCTTGCGGCAGATGATTCGCCGCGTGACGGGCCAGCAGTTACAGAATCGACCGCAAATCAAGGTGCGACCGGCAGAAGACGGCGATGCGGATACGGCAGAGATCTTCAACGGCCTCATCCGCAATATCGAGGCGACGAGTGACGCGAAAATCGCCTACGACAACGCGTTCGTGTGGGCGTGTGCGGGCGGCGTCGGCGCGTGGGAGGTCACAACCGATTACGCCGATGACGGCGGATTCGACAAGTGCATCCGCATCGAGATGATCGAAGAGCCGGGGCAGGTGACGTGGGATCCCGCGGCGCGAGACATGTTCCGGCGTGATGCGCGCTGGTGCTTCGTATCGTCGCTGATGCCGAAGTCGCTGTTCGAGAAACTCTACCCAGGAAAGAAGGTCGTGGATTTCGCGACCGCGACGCCGCGTGAGGCGCATTGGTGGCAGCAGGACACTGTTCGCGTGGCGAAATACTGGTGGAAAGAGCCGCAGAAGCGCGTCATCTATCGATTGAGAGACGGCCGCATCGTTGATGCTGTCGATTTCGATCCGATCGCGCCAGAAGCAGCAGCGCAGGGAATCACGATCGTCGAAATGCGCGAGGTCGATCGTGACGTTGTGAAATGCTGTCTCATCTCGGGTGCTGATCGACTCACCGAGCCGGTCGAGTGGCCTGGCAAATACATCCCGGTCGTCATGAACTGGGGCGAACTCGTGACGGTCGACGGCGTGCAGCACTACTACGGCATGACTCGCGTCGGCCGGGATGCGCAGATGATTCACAACTTCGAGTTGTCGACGATGGTCGAAGTCGTAGCCAAGCTGCCGAATTCGCCGCTGACTGCGACCCCGAAGATGATTGAGGGACTGCAGTCGTACTACGAGCGGCTCGGATACGATGACCCGCCGGTGCTGCTGTATAACGTCGATCCTCAAGCGCCTCAGGCGCGCCCCACACGTGAGCCGCCTGCTCAGTTCCCCGCGGTATTCGCGAAAATGTCGGCAATCGCGATCGACGAGATCAAAGCAACCACGGGCATATACGACGCCTCTCTCGGTGCGCGAAGCAATGAGACGTCTGGCCGCGCGATTCTCGCGCGCCAGCAGGAGGCAGACGTCAGCAACTACGTGTTCATCGACAATCACCTCAAGGCGCTCAAGTTCACCGGCGAGATTCTCGTCGATCTCATCCCGAAGGTGTACGACGCCACACGCACCGTGCGCATTCTCGGAGAGGATGGCGCGGAGAAGTTCGTCAAGATCAACACGCTCGTGCGTGACATCGAGACTGGGCAGATCATCACGATCAACGATCTCTCGCGCGGCAAGTACGACGTCGTCGTCTCGACGGGCAAATCGTTCGAGACTCAGCGCATGGAGGTCGCGGAAATCGCCGAAGCGCTGTCGCGTGCACCGGGCCCGCTCGGCATGATCGGTCAGTACCTACTCGTGAAGAATCTCGATGCGCCTGGTCTCGACGAGCTACTCACGGCCGTGCGTCGCATCCTCGTGCAGCAAGGCCTGCTCGAACCGGGCGAGAACGATCCGCCGCCGCAGCCGCCGCAGCCGAATCCTAAGGACATCGCTGACGCCGAGCTCAAATCCGCGCAGGCGCAGAAAACACTCGCGCAGACGCAGCAGATCCTCGCGACCACGCCGTCACAAGCAGCGAAGGGCGAACTCGAAGCGGCTGCATCGCTCGCTCAACTCATGGGCTCGATGCCGCAACAGATGCCGGTCATCGATCCGACGCTCGCTGGAGGATTCTGATGGCGCGGCGTCGATCACAAATGCTGCGGGATGCGGTTCGCCGCATCCTGCTGCGTGCAAAGCTCGCTCACATCGAAAAGTTGGCGACCTTCCCAAGGTGACTTATGCCTGATACAACCACGACCGACGTGGCGTCGACCACGGATACTCAACCGACGCAGGCGACAGCAGAGCCTGAAGCGGTCGAGTTGAAATCAATCGACACGGGTGTGCTGAGCGCCCTCAAGTCTCAGCAGCAGACGGAGACGGCTCCGTCGTCTGATGGCGCAACGCCCTCAGACAAAACGCCGGACTCTCACGCGAACCCTGCGGGTAAAGGGACCACCGACGCGGACTCCGCCGCGGGCGCTCAGGGCGCCGACGATAGCGATGACGATGATGATGATCGTCGTGATCGCAAGCTTGAGCCCTGGATGCGGAAACGGCTGCAACGAGCCGAGGAGAGAGCCCGACGCCAAGCAAGCGCCGAGATTCTCGAGTTGATCAAGTCGCTCGGGATCAATCCGCAGCAACAGGCACAGCAAGCAACTGCGCAGCCAGGGCAGCAGGTTGATAACCCGGGATCGTCAGCGCCGAAAACGCTGGCCGATTTCGACTACGACGTCGAGAAGTACACCGCGTATCAAGTGCAAGAAGCCGTGAAAGCGGCCCTCGCCGAACGAGACGCGGAGAACGAGCGGCGCAAAGCAGAAGCGCGGGCCGAGGCAGCTCGACAGGCGTTCGAGAAACGCAAAGCCGAGTTCGAGAAGCGCGTCGGGAAGGGCGCGTGGGAGCGCATAGTCACGGCCGATGTCGATGTTCCCCAGGAGGTAGTAGATCTTCTGATCGGACACGACCGCGACCTCGACATCGCATACCACCTGGTCAATCACCCCGACGAAATCGAGCAATTGCGTGGGAAATCTCGACTCGAGATCGCACGCAAGCTCGCCGCGATCGAAGCGAAGCTGAGCGGCACACCTGGCGAAGAACTGCCTCCGAAAACCACCCAGGCGCCGCCACCGCCGCCGAAAGTTCCAACCGCTGGCAAAGCCGTGAAAAGCATCGCGGAGATGTCGACGGAAGAGCGCATCGCGGAGTGGCGGAGACAGAAACAAGCACGCCGCCAAGCCTAGAGCCGCATACGTCCCGGACTCCTGAGCTTGACGGCTCGGGAGTTCGGAGATGCCCAACCAACTACTCACTACGGACCTGATCGCCGACCGAGCGTTGATGCTCGTCACCGAAAAGTCCACATTCCTCCGCACGATCAATCGCGAGTACGACGACAGTTTCGCGAACAAGGCGGCAAAAATCGGCGACACCCTGCGTGTGCCGATTCCTCAGCACGGCAAATACCGCAAGGGCCGCGTGGCGGATCCCAACCCGCTTCAGACCATCACTCGTCAGGTGAAAGTGTTCGGTCAGCGCGGTTTCGAGATCGAGTTTTCGTCCGCCGAGCTCGCGTTGGATATCGAAGAGTTCGAGCGCCGGTATCTGTCGCAGCAAGTGGCCGACTTCGTCGTGAACCTCGAGGCCGAAGTGCTCGAGATGGCGGTGAAGGCGACGCCGAATCAGACTGGCCCGGTCAGCAGCGCGTTCACGAGCGCTAATGCGCTCTGGTACGCGAACATGGCCAAGAAGCTCATCGAGGACAACGGTGGGTTCAAGGGCACGAAGAGGATGCTCTTGGACAACACGGCGCAGTTGAACATGATCGATGCGCTGAAGGGCCTGTTCAACTCGCAGCAGCAGCTGAAGGTCCAGTACGAGGAAGGCGAGATGGGACGCGCCGCCGGATTCGACTGGAACTACACGACCGTGCTGCCGAGGGCCCCGCGCGGCGCTGGCTCTGGCTATCTCGTCAACGGTGCCAATCAGCGTGGCGGCAAGCTCACCGTCGACACCGGCACCGGCCCGATCTTCAAGGGCGAAATCATCACGATCGCCAACGTCAACGCCGTGCATCCGCAGACCAAGGCTGACCTCGGCTATGCGCGTCAGTTCGTCGTCACGGAGGACTACGCGGGCGGTGGGGGCCAGATCAGCATCTACCCCGAAATCATCCCAGACGGCTCGGAAAAGAACGTCACGGCATCGCCGGCCGACAACGCGGGGATCACCATCGTCGGCACGGCGAGCACGCCCTACAGCGTGTCGCTCGCCTACGTCAAGGACGCTTTCACGTTCGGGACGGTCGACTTGCCCGAGTATCCGGATCGTCCGTGCTCGCGCCGTGTCTATGACGGCATCTCGATGCGCGTCGCGCAGGGCTCCGACATGATCAACGACATCATCATGATGCGTTTCGACATCATGGCGGCGTTCGGTGCGCTGCGTCCGGAACTGGCGTGCCGTCTGGCACACAGTGGATCGCTGTCGGCGCCGGCCTAACCATCAGGAGAAGCCATCATGAGTCTTGCAAAATTGGTCGATATCTCGAATCGACACAGCGATTTGCGTGCGCTGGGTCCGCTTGGCACGCAGCAGGGCGTGATCGTCCCGTATCAGGCGGGCGGCGCGCTGACGCCGGGTCAGGTCGTCAAGTTCGGCTCTTCGGACGGTATCGTCGTGGCGAGCGCGGCCGAGACGGACCTGCACATCGGCATTTATGTCGGTGATGAAGTCGCAGCGGCGGGTCAGACTGTGCCGATCTGCGTGCTGGGACTCGCCAACGCAGTGGCGGGCGACACCGTTACCCGTGGTCAGCGCCTGACGGGCGAGACCACGTCGGGGCGCGTTGTTCCGGTCGATGCGAGTGCGGGTGAGGTTGTCATCGGCATCGCTCTTGCGAGCGGTGGGGATGGCGATACGATCCCGGTCCTCGTCGTGCCGAGCATCACGACGGAAGACACCGACACCTAATGGCAACCGTCGCGTCCATTATCGCGCGTTCGTTGCGGCTCATCGGGGTCCATGATCCCGGTGAGCCGCTTGCTGCTGATGATGTTGAGACGGGCATGGAAGTCCTCAACGCGATGTGTACGCGTTGGGAGGCGAACGGGAACGCGTTCGGATGGCGGAATGTATCTAACCCGTCCGATGAGATGCCGTCCCCTCCTGAACTCGATGCGTGCATCGCATATAACCTGGCGCTCGAACTCGCGCCAGAATACGACGCGAGCGTGCGGCCGGACGTTGCAGCACGTGCCGCGGAGCTGCTTGCTGATCTGCGACGCGATGTCGCAGTAGCAGCACCGATCGAGCCTATTCTCGACGTGCCGACGCAGAGTAGCGTAACGGGTGCGTGGCGACTGGGGTTCCCGGGTGACTGGTATGGAGGCTCGTGATGCTCCGTCTCGAGCCGCTGCAGATAGTAGACGGAGCGTACTCTGACGAGACGCGGCCCTACGATTCCCAGGACTGCGTCAACTACATTCCCGAGGTCGCGGAGAACGCGAACGCGCGTTCGCCGGCGATTCTTCGCGGTGCGCCTGGACTGAGGCTGTTTACGCAAGTAGGGGACGGCCCGATTCGCGGCATGCGTAATGTCGAGGGGCAACTGTTCGTCGTGTCAGGCACAGAGCTCTATCGCGTGGCGGCGAATGGCACCGCTACTAAGCTAGGCGCGATCCCCGGCAGTCGGCGTGTGTCGATGGCGCACAACCAAGTTGCAGGCGGCAATCAACTCATCGTCGTAAACGGCGGCTCGGGCTACGTCTACGACACCTCGACCAACACGTTCTCGAAAATCACCGACAGCGACTATCCAGGCGCGCGGGTCGTCGACTACATCGACGGCTATCTCGCGCAGCTCGAGCCAAGCCGAAAGAAGTGGTTTCACTCGGACTTGTCGGATGCGAAGTCTTACGAGGGTCTCGATTTCTATGAGGCCGAGGCGCTACCGGATGACATCGTGTCGCTGATGCGCGTGCATTCGGAGCTGTGGGTGTTCGGGCGCGAAACGATTCAGCCGTTCGTGAACACCGGCGCAGCGCAGGGCACGTTCGCGCCGGCCGCAGGAACGACGATCGAAGTCGGCTGCGCTGGGGAGTTCACTCCGGCCCGCATGGATAACTCCGTGTTCTGGCTCGGATCAGATGGCATCGTCTATCGCGCGTCGGGCTACTCTCCGCAGCGCATTTCGACGTTCGCGATGGAGCAGGCGATCAAGGGTTGCGACTGGTCGAAAGCGTTTTCGATGGTGTTCGAAGATCGCGGGCACAAGATCTACTACCTTACGTTCCCGGACGGGCACACGTGGGGCTATGACGCAGCGACGCAGCGCTGGCATCGCCGCGAGTCATACGGTCTCAATCGCTGGCGAGCGAATGCGCTCATTCATTGGCGCGGGCAGTGGATCGCCGGCGACTGCGACAATGGGCGTCTCTATACGCTCGATTGGGATCACTACGCCGAGCACGACCGACCGTTGATCGCGCGCCGTAGAACGGCGTTCCTGCAAGACGAACAGAACAAGCTCACGCTGTCGATGTTCGAACTGATCATGAATACAGGCGCCGCGCCGTTCGGGATCGATGATCACTTCGTCTCGCTGCGCTATTCAGATGACGGCGGTTACAACTGGTCGAACTGGAAAACGGCGAGCCTGGGCGCGACCGGGATGTACGCTCAGCGCGTGAGGTTCAAGCGCCTGGGCGCCTTCCATAATCGCGTGTTCGAAATTCAGGTGTCATCGCCTGCGCGTCGAGATTTGATGCGCGCGAGCATTCATGTGAGGGGCGCATGATCGCGGTGTTTGAGAGCTTCCTGCCGAATGCCACGCAGGTGCGCGAGCTCGGCTTGACTGCGCCGTATACCGACTGGCGTGCACCGGACGGCGAGGTCTATCGCCGCGTCTGTTTGACGGACGTTCCAGGCCTGCGTAAGCGCATCGAGCACTTCATGGGGCCGGTCGAGATGCTTGGCATGGGCTATCGGCTGAACTTCGGCGGCGAGATGCCGAATGCCGCGATTCACAGCGACCTCGGCTGGGGAACCCATGCGCTGGTGCTGTATCTCAGCGAAGGCGACAGCGGGACGGCGTTCTGGCGACATCGCGCGACCGGCGCGCGGCGCATCGATGTCGGAGATGTCGATCTGTACGCGCAGATCTGTGATGACTGGAACGACGAGAACGCGTGGGAGCAGACGCGCTTTGTGGCGATGAAATTCAATCGCGCGCTCATCTACGAGTCGGCGATGTTCCATTCGCGCTATCCGTTCTATGCATTCGGCGATGGATATCTCGATGGTCGCCTGATCGCGGTGGCGTTCTTCACGCCGCGGAGACTGCATTGATGATCCGGCGCGCGACAGAAGCAGACACCCCGCGCATCCTCGAGATGGGGCGGCGGTTCTTCGCGACGACGCTCTATGCGCAGTTCGCTGAGTATCACGAAGAGACGGTGCTGCGTCTCATCGATCTGATGCGCACGAGCGGCGTGCTGCTCGTGAATGACGCAGGCGATCGCATCGATGGAATGGTCGGCCTCCTAATCGCGCCGTTCCTGTTCGACTCGCGTCGACTTGCGGCGTACGAGGTCATGTGGTGGGTCGAACCCGATGCGCAGGGCGCAGGTATCGGACGAGCACTGCTCGAAGCGATCGAGCCGGCGTGCCGTGAAGTTGGTGCCGTCGCAATCCAGATGGTGCGCATGGCAAATAGTCCGCCGAGCGCAGAGCGCTTGTATGAGCGCTGCGGATATCACGCCAGCGAGTTCAGTCACACGAAGATCCTGGAGAGCATCCAATGGGAGCCGTGACAGGAGCCGTTCTCACAGCGGCGGGAGCTGTGCATTCCGCTAACCAACAGCGAAGAGCGGCCAGGGAAGCCGCGCGCGGCGCGCGTGAGGCTGCGGATCTCGCGCAGCGCCAGTACGAGCAGACGCGTCAGGATCTGATGCCCTACATGCAGTCGGGCGAGCGCGCGCTCGGTCTGATCGAGCGCATGAATGCGGGTGACTACTCTCAGTTCCAGACCTCGCCCGACTACGCGTTCGCGCGCGATCAGGGCATCAAAGCGCTCGATCGCTCGGCCGCTGCACGCGGCACGCTGTATTCGGGCGGACAGCTCGCATCGCTCGCGGACTTCGCGGGAGGTCTCGCGACGCAGAACCTGAACAACTACTACAACCGCCTGATGCAGCTCGCAGGACTCGGCCAAAGCTCTGCGGCTGGTGTCGGCAGTGCAGGAATGACGATGGCGGGGCAGGCCGGCGCCGCGTACCAGAATGCGGCAGATGCTCGCGCAGCAGGCCGAATCGGCGCGACCAACACCTACGGTCAACTCGGCGAGCAGCTCGGCAGGGCGTTCGGTCGCTGGTGGGAGCAGCGACAGGGCTCTGGCTACGACATCGAGCCGATCACGGCCGAGCAGTGGCAGAGCGCATATGAGCAGATTCCAAAGGCGGATCCCTATGCGTGGAGGCGTAGCTAATGGCTAGCATCCTCAGCCTCATTGCTCAACCGATTGCGCCTGACATCGCGGGCGCATTCGAGCAAGGGCGCGCCCAGGCGCGACAGATTGAACGCGAGCGCCTGATGGATCAGGAGCTGCGCGCGAAGCTCGATCGCGAGAATCGATTCCGCGAGCTGGCGGGCCGCGCATACGGCGCGGCATCACCGATCGAACGCGAGCAGACTATCTCGCAAGCGGCCGCGATCGATCCGCAAGGGGCCGCACATCTCGGCCAGTCGCTGGGCTCGTTCGAGGATCGCCGCAAAGAGCGGCTCGGTATCATGGCCAGCGCGCTGACGAATTCGCCAGAGCAGCTGCGTCCGCTCATCTATCGATCGATGCTCCCCGAACTTCGGCAGCTCGGACTGCAACCGCCCGACGAGTACACGCCCGAGATCGACGCAGTCGCGCAGCAGCTCGCTGCTGTTCTGACCGGTCAGGGCGGCACGCCCGCGCAGCTGCGCTACTTCCAGGCGATGACACAGGGCATGTCGCCGGAAGATGTCGAGCGAGCGCGGCGTGTGGCACTAGGCATCGAGGCACGCCCCACCTCGGCCGGCATGTCGATGCAGAAGATCGTCGGGCCAGACGGGCGAGAATACGCCGTCGTATTCGATCCGCGCACGGGGCAGCCGCGATCGGTGTCGATGGAGGAACTGTTCGAAAATCTCGGCGCGCCTCCGTTCGCAACGTCGCCGATGATGAATGCGGGCGCACCGAGTGAAGCGCCTGCGCAACCGGCGGCGGCGCCCATGAGCGCGCTGCAAACGCCGGTCGCGAGTCCGACACCGGAAGAAAGGAAGCGCCTCGAAGCGCTCGGCACGGAGCGTGGACGGCAGCAAGCGGAGGCTGACCCGTTGCCGGGGAGTCAGGAATTCCGGGAGCGCCGCAAGGCGGAAATCTCCGGAAGACAGTTATTGCGTCGCGCCGAAGAGCAACTGGGAACTATCGAGCGGGTTGCCTCTAACCTGAAGTCGAGAGCAGGTCTCGTGACGACTGGCTTCATCGGTAGCTTGTCGTCCGCTGTTTCTGGCACGCCCGCGCATGACTTCGCGACGGATCTGAACACCCTGAAGTCGCTCATTGGTTTCAGCGAACTGCAGGCGATGCGCGACGCGTCGCCGACAGGCGGTGCATTGGGTCAGGTATCGGAAATGGAGAACCGGCTCTTGCAGTCTGCCTGGGCATCGCTCGAGCAGTCGCAGTCGCCTGAGCAGTTCCGCCGCAATATGGAGATTGTCATCGATCGCGCCCGTCGTGCGTGGCGCAACGTGCGCGAAGCCTACGAGGAAGAGTTTGGGCGGCCGATGGCTCGGCAACCGCGGCCTGGACTGGCACAGTCGGGCGCGACACGTGGCGAGCCGGTGCGTGTCAACTCGCCGCAAGAGCTCGATGCGTTGCCGAGCGGCACACGGTTCATTGCCCCCGATGGTTCCGTGAGGGTCAAACCGTGAGCGCAAATTGGTGGGACGCGTACCCCAAGGCTGACGAACAATCGCCGAGCCAACAGCAGAACTGGTGGGATAGCTATCCCGTCGCGGATTCGCAGGACGCGCGCCCTCGCGTCTACGATCCGTTCGCAAACGATGAGCGCGCACTACCGCCGCTGCCTGGCGAGGAAGTCGAGGAAGTGCGCTACGACAGGCCGTCGCGTCCGTCTTATTTCGAGCGTGTGCGCCAGGCGTTCTTGGCACCTGCAACGACCGAGAGCCCGCAGAACATCGGTGAGTACATCGGCAACGTGCCGGTGATCGGGCCGCTGTATGGGCTCGCGGAAGCGGGAACGACGCTTCTCACGGGCGCGGCGGCGTTGCCGCTCGCGTCGATCAAAGGCGCGGTGACGGGACGCGAGCCAACGAGCGAGGACATCGCGCGGTTCACCTATGAGCCGCGTTCTCAGGCTGGCAGAGCCGCGCTCGGCATCCTCGGCGCAGTCGCACAGCCTGTCGTCGACGTCGCTGAGCGCAGCGGCGCGGATGTCGCGCTCCTGCCACTTGCAGCCGAGGCGCAGGCGCTAGGGACGGTCGCGCGCGGTCGTGGCGAACTGCGCGAGGTGAAGCGGCAAGGGCAGCGATTAAGCACTCCGCCGTCGAGTCAGGATTTGGCGGCAGCAGCTCGGGAGGCTTATGCGCTCGCCAAGGCTGCGGGCGCGGTCGCAGCGCCGGAGAGCTATGCACGCATGGCGACGCGCTTGCGAGAGTCGCTGCGAGAGCAAGGGTTTAACCCGCGCCTACATCCGAAGGCATCTGCGGTGCTCGAAGAGATCGAGAAGATGGCAGGGCAGCCGGTGAGTTTTGACGAACTCGAGATCCTGCGACGGCAGGCGCTCGCCGCGGAGCGCTCGATCGAGGCCGACGAGCGGCGTATCGCTGGGCTCATCATCGACCGGCTTGATGACTACGCCGACGCGCTCGCAAGCGGCGCGGAACCGATTGTGGGCGGCAACGCGAAAGCGGCGGTAGAAGCGCGCAAGCAGGCCCGCAATTTCTACGCGCGCAGTCGCAAAGCGCAGGAGATGCAGGAACTGATGGAGCGCGCGGAGATACGCGCGTCTCAGTTCTCCGGCTCCGGTCTCGAGAATGCGCTACGCACCGAGTTCCGGCAGCTCGCGATGAATCCGAAGCGCATGCGCCGATTCACGCAGGAGGAGCAACGGGCGATCAAGGAAGTCGCGTTCGGGACTCCGACGCGCAATGCACTCCGGCAGATCGGGAAACTCGCGCCGACCGGCGGCTTGATGCAGTCGCTGTCATTGTTGGGTGCGGTGCTGGAGCCGACCACACTCGTCGCGCCGGCGATTGGCGGCGCGGCGCGCATTGGGGCCACCAAACTCACCCAGCGCGCGGCACGGCGTGCGGAAGAGCTCATGCGGCGCGGCTCAACGCAGCCTGCGCGTGCTGCAGTCGAATCCGCCGAGGCGACTGCGCCAGCTATTGAAGGCGAGCTCGTATCTCGCGATCCGCTCGCGCTGCCTGCGCCTGAGTTGGTTGCGGGAATGCGCAGCGCGCCGGGAACGGCGTTCTCTCGCGAACAGATGGGCATGACGCCCGACGTCGAGCGCGCAGGGGCGCTGCACCCGTCGGCACCGCGGCAGACCGAGCGCACGGCACCCGCACTGCCTCTGCTGCCGCCGCGTGAAGCACCGCCCATCGTGGTTGATGCGCAGGGCAGGGCCGCGCTCGCGCCAGACCTCGCGGCGTATCTCGATGAGATCGGATTATCGGAGGTACGCGGCGCACGGCAGCCACGAGCGGAGCCTGAGCCTGGTCAGAACCTGTTCGCGATGCTCGCGCGTCAGCAGGAGATCGACAGCGCGGGCGCTGCATTCGATGCGCAGCGCGCAGCAGCTGCGGCGGAGGTCGCCGCCCGAGGCGGGATCCGTGTAGAGGAACTGCCGCGGAGCGCGGTGCGTGAGATCACGTTGGAAGGTGAACCGCAAAACCGCCTCAGCCGGCTTGCGCCGAAGCCAATCAGCTCGACGGAAGCGATTCGCTCGCTTGTTCGGCGCGTTGCTGAACGTCCATCCGACAACACGCATAAGGTCATCGCGTACGAGGACGTCGTTCATCCGGCTGCCATAGAGGCATTCATGCAGGGCGGTGTCGACGTCAGAGACTACACGCACGTTATCGATTCATCGGCTGTTCGCCACATCCTCAAAAGGCACGGCAACAAGCAGAAGGAACAAGTTCGCGGTCAGTTGCCCATTACGGAAGACGATCTCACGCGGTTGCCGGAAATCATCGGCAATCCTGATGCCGTCGAGTACGCCGGCAAGACGAGGGTAGGGCGCGAGGCAGTGCGTTACGCGAAGGTGCTCGGCGACGAGATCTTCGTAGTCGAGGAGGCTCGAACGGGCCGAAAGCAGTTGGCCGTCACCAGCATGTGGAAGGTTACCCGCGACGAGTCGATGCCCAGCGTAAAAACGCAGTCCCCGCTCCTACGTCCCGAACGTCTTCGCGGGACGCTTCCACAGCGCGCCGATCGTAACACGTTTGCAGAACACATCGAAATGAGTGGCTCGAGCGTGCGGCGCCAACGCGCGCCGATTGAACATATCTCGACCAATGCGTTCGAGCAGTTAGGGGAGCGGCCATGAGCTTTAGGATTTTTCAGCCTGGAACGCAGTTTTTCACTAATGACGGCAAGGTGCTGGCCGGCGGGTCGTTGTGGTTCTTCGACTCTGGCACGACGAATCCGCGATCGACGTACAGCGATCCGGAGATGACGACGCCCAACCCCGCCAGCGTCACGCTGGACGGCGCCGGTCGACCGAGCGTCGATATCTGGGGCGATGGCAGCTATCGCGTCGTGCTGAAGGATGCGGGCGGCGTGACGTTGGTCACTATGGACAACGTGAGCGGCCCGCAGGGTATCCCCAGCCCAGCACTGCAGTCAGGCAAATTCCTGACGAACGACGGCACCGACATCCTGTGGGCGCCAATCCTGCAGGTTCCCGATCCAGACGGTGAGGAGCCGAACTCGGTGCTCACGACGGACGGCACGAACTACGCATGGGAGCCGCTGCCGGAGCCGCCGACGCCGCCGACTGTGCCAACCGTCGAGGTGGGTGCGGCGTCGCTCGAGATCGGCGAGTCGACAGGAGGCAATCGGTTTCTGATCCAGACCGGCACCGTCTCGGCACCCGCGTCAGGCGGTCACACGACGAGCGCCAACGTGACATTCCCGACCATCTTCAGTGCGGGCGTCCTGTTTGTGAGCGCTTCGGTGGCCAGCTATCCCGTCGCGGCTGGTGGCTTCGGCGCAACGGTGTCGTGCACATCGATATCCAATTCCGGATTCACGATCCGGCTCGACGTCAATGAGGCAGGGTCCAGCGGTGCATTCAATATCGTCAACCCGGTCCAACTACGCTGGTTTGCCTGTGGGCTCGTAGCACCGTGACGATACCCGATCGTCGCATCTTGCCTGCTGCTCAGACCATCCTCGTGGATGGTGCGGGGCGTGCGACGCAGCCATTCTATGACTTTCTGCGCCGACTGGTCGATGCGACGAGCCTGACGCCTGAGCTTGTAGCGGAGGTGCAGCAGCTCCTGCAACAAATGGAGCAGTTGCAGGATGGCGGCTTCATGCCTGCCACCTCAAATGTCATCGGCGATGACTCAATCGTCTCGACCGGTGTGCTCTCGAACGGAGTGGTCATGCTGGAGCTCCAGGGCGACACCTCCGATCAGCGCTCGACTTGGTACTACGGTACGAACGCGACAAACGAGAAAGGCTGGCATCGGTTCTACACCGCGCTCGAGACCGGCGCAGGCATCCTCAAACGCAACAGCGGATACGTCGAGCTCGGCGAGGTCGATGATGCGAGCGATCTGCCGCTGAGCGGCAATCCGGGCGAGGCGTATTGGGTCCGCGGCGCCGGTGACATCGACGAGCGCGGCCTGTGGGTGTGGGATGCGGACGCTGGCGAGTGGGCGCTCGACACCGAAGCTAGCGGCATCGTCGGGTTCGAGATCGCCGAAGGCGATTACGGCGATATCAGCGTATCCGACGAGGGCGCGACGTGGACGATCAATAACAACGCCGTCAGCGACGCGAAGCTGAGAGATAGCGCGGCGCTGTCCGTCATCGGACGAGCGAGCAACTCGACTGGGGATCCTGCTGATATCGTCGCATCCGTCGACAAGGCTGTATTGCATCGAAACGGCACGTCGCTCGCATTCGCGCCGATCGACCACACGTACATCTCTGATTTCGCAGAAGCCGCGCAGGATGCAGTCGGCGGCATTCTCGCGAACAGCGCGGACATCGAGTTCACGTATGACGATTCTGCGGGCGAGATCAGCGCCGAACTCAGCAGCACCGTGCATGCGTCGCTCGCGCTAGCAGATTCTGCGCTGCAGCCAGGCGACAACATCTCCGAGCTCGCGAACGATGCCAACTACGTCGCGAGCGGGGACAACGTCTCAGTGCTCGTGAACGACGCGGGCTATCTCGTAGCGGAGGACCTCGCCGCTGTCGCGTTCTCTGGCGACTACGATGACCTGATCAACACGCCTACGATCCCGCCGGATATTAGCTCGGCCACATTCATCACGGCAGATGATGAGACTGCGACGCTCGCCAACTCGCTCAAGTTGGTGGCCGGTTCGAATGTCACTTTCGACACGTCTACTCCGGGTGAACTGAAGATCAGCGCATCCGGCGGTGGTGGCGGCGGAACGGTGGAGTCCGTCATAGGAACAACGAACGAAATCGATGTGGACTCGAGCGACCCCGCTAATCCCGTGGTGTCCCTGGCCAATGCTGTCAGGGCCTCTCTCGCGCTGGCGGATAGCGCTGTGCAGCCAGGCGATCTTGCGGACGTCGCGTTCTCGGGCGACTACAGCTCGCTTACTGGAATCCCCTCAACCTTCCCGCCTAGCGCTCACACGCACGGCGACTCAGAGATAACGTCCTTGGCGTGGTCGAAGCTGACGGGAGTGCCCGCGACGTTCACTCC